TGGGTTTTTATTCATATCTAAACTTTTGGCAACAATCTGATAAAACCCACCCCTCTCCACAATACCTGTCATCTGAATCAGTTCTTCTAGAGATGCATTATCTTTCCATCTTCTTATTGCTTCAGCAACTTGTTCTGCACTATTATATACCTTGCCATCAAGCAATTCCCATCCTTCCCTTAGCATTTGTGTCTCTGACATTAGATCTGCCGCAGGTATAACAAGATCATTGAACACTTTCAAGTGCTCAGGTTGGTTCCTTATACCTCCTTCTATATGAATGGGGTTAATGCCTGCAGGTTTACCGTATTGAGCTGCTAAGTAATTGTCAACATGTATAGCACTCAATTTCACAGCTTCTGACAATTCTTTTCCATCTCTAGCAGCCTGTATGATAGCATCGCGATAATGCACAGCACTTCTAAAATTGTCCGCGTCCTTGTTTGCGATTACAAAATTAGCTATAACTGATTTGGCCGCTTGATTATATGGCACACTGTAATCAGCACCTTCCCCTGTCATACCGCTAATGCTTACATATTCATCCAGAACATCATCGACACTTTTAGGCTTGGCCTTTAAGGACTGGTCTAACTGAATCAGTCTTTTTGCTACCTCGGGATTGTCTATAGACTGTGATGAGCCCCATTCCAGTACACCTAAGCCATACTCATTTATCATTTTATGCATTGCATGATGTACTTCAAAATGATTCTTGAGTTGCTCTCTATAGGCCTTTATGGTCAACTTGCCTTTTGGAGGCATACCATAATACATTCCCACTAACTCCAAGTCGGGTGCCCGCTTTATTTTATTTAGCTGTGTACTTACTTGAGCTACATAGTCTCCGGTCTCGATTAATCCGCCTGTAACTTCATCGAGTGCATAAACTTGTAAGTCAAATATCTTTTGAATAGGTGCAATATATTTGCTATCTTTTATGCCTATATTGCTTACCACCAACGGGTGGCCACCTAATCTATGTCCGCTATTCCTATACTGAGATATTGTCATCCTGGGAACAAACTTGTCGTGGAATTCTTTCAGGACTGTCTTATCCCCTTGGACCAACTGAAAATGTCTAGGTACTAGTTCATTACGCAACTGCATGCTTGTAATAACATCGATATTATTTTGTAATTGAATTTCTGCACTGGTAGCAATGCTATCTTGAGCAATATCATTAATACTTAGTTCGTTTATTTTTGTCTCTAGTTGTGTAATCTTACTTTGTACAGCATCAAATTTTTGCTGATCACCGAAAGAAAGCTGAGTTGGTTTACCTTCATTATTAGGTATCATATCAACCAGGTCTCTCTTGATACTTTCTAAGTCTCCAACATTATTGACTGAATCTATCCTTTGACCGAACTCCTCTATGGTTTCATCTACTACATCTACTCCTGTCAAGTCGCCTTTGATAGTTGCCCCATCTACTGTTGCCGTATCAACATTTACTTGATCCAAAACAACATTACTCTGATTTATTTCTATCAGGTTTTCAGGAGACTCCATCTCATTAAATTTGACACCCTCTGGAATTTTAGTGTCTAAGATATTGGCATCATCCGAAATGATTAGATAACCCAACCCACGCTCTTTCGCTACTATACCCCTTTGGTCTGTTTTCCATCCAGCATGAAAGTATTGAAGATCAGCTTGGTCTAATTTCTGACCTGTGTTTAGTTCGTCGAGCTGTGTCCATCCCTTAACTGGATGCCCCCATGTTATAGAGTAGGGATCAATTTGCGCTACAGCACTTGGATCCCCTCTAGCTCCTGTGATTTTCAGATAAATCAATTGACCGTCTTCTAGCCCTGACTGCTTTATCCTTGCTTTTTGGGCATCACTCAGTGGTAGAAAGCCTTTATTCTTACGGTAATAAGCGGTAGCATAATCGTCTGCCACCACATCTAAAAATCCCTTCAAACTTGCTAACTGCGTGAGTTGCTTATTAAGCTGGGGTCCACCTTTCTCCCCGGCTTCCCATAAACTGCGCAAGACTCTTCTATTGACTTGCGCCATAATATCCCTGAACCTAGCCCATGCCACCTGCTGATCTGCTGAATCCCTAGTTATCTCTTTTCCATAGCTTGCACGGGGGCCAAGAAACGTCTTTTGACTAATCATTTTATTAGGTCTAAATACCTGTGCAGATGGATGAAGCTCTAAAAATTTTGCTAATCTAGCAATGTTATATCTTAGTTTCCTTAGCTCTTGTAGGCGAACTGGACGGCCTTGAAACTGCTTATATAAGTATTGGAAAGTGTTTTCCCAATCCTGAAAAGCTTTTAACTGAGCAGCACTTTCTGGACCGCTTTTGGCCATAGTTATTTCAATTAGTTTTACTTGTTCAAATTCCCATGCTCTGGCCATCTGTTCCATTTCTTCGTCTGACACATCAGCCAATGGATCAGCCTTCAACTCCTCTACGTATTTTTCGCCTTCTTCTTTTATAGGTGTTTCATCGTGTGCCTTTTTAAGTTTCTTATTCGCCTCTGTCACATCTTCTGCATCTATAGTGCCTTCGCTATCCACAACAGTATCAACAGTTGATTGCGCTTTACTCTGCGCGTCTAAAACTTCATCTGGTAAATCATCAGCTTGTTCTATAATTGTTTCCGACGAACCTCCGTCAAAAGGAGTGCCATCAGGGTCATTTGGATTGCCCTTTTGACCAGCATCGGCTGCATCAGAATGATTATCAGGACCACCTTTTTTATTATTCTTTTTATCTACTCTAATACGTTCCAATGAATCATCGAAATCTTTCTTTAACTTTTCTTGTGCCTCACCAAACACTTTCATTACATCCTTTTCAGTTAAAGTTTTAGTCTTCTTTCTTATCTTCCATAATTCATCTGCTATCTCAGTCAATATTTGCTTACTGCTATTTGCAAGCAAATCATCTGAACTTTTAACTATGTTCGCTATACGTAGTATTTGCTCTGGTATCAAATAATCAAGAGCTACTTCCGGAGCCTCCTCATTAATGAAGCGCGTGAGCATTGCTGCTACCTCAGTTTGCCTATCAGGTAGTTGCTCGAAAAACCGTTTCAATTGTTGTCGTCCTGCTCTTGTCAGATTCGGGTCATTTAATACGGCTTTTTTCCACCATTGAAACATGTCCTTATATATCTTATGGTAGAACTTATCAAACAATCTAACACGTAGCATTACCTCTAATGCCTCGTTCCAATCTCGTATTACTTCTACAAATGAAGAATAAGAAAGGGCCACATCACCCCACGGAGTACGCACATTACCTTTAATCTGCGTGCCCCAATTGCGTCCTATAGGCCACGGTAAGCCAGCTATACCACCTGGTTTTGCTGTTTGTCTCTGAGCATTTTTTGTCACTTGTCGTAAAGCAGACCACCAATCTTTGAAGTTCCAAAACCTAGGCAATCTTCCTTTGTGCGTTAGGATTTCAAACGCAGCAGACCCGCCCACACCCAAAGATCTTTGCAAGCCCTGTAATATGTCGGCTGGCAAAGGAGTATCTCTCATTAACTTATCGAGTGGCCTTCTAAAAATACCAATGCCGCCTAATGTCAAAGCCCTAAAGGTAGAGTCAAATACATTCCTGACAGTAAATCCCGGACGAGCACTAAGATTAGACTCAATCCATAAGGCTCTAAAAAACCGAGGTCCTGCCATCAAGGCTGGATTGATTGTCTTCGCATCTATTAGTTCCCTATAAGTTCCACTGCCTTCCACCATGTCATATATCTTGCCACCTTGAGCATATCCATGCTTCATCTTAAATTCCGAAGCAATAGTTTCGCCAAGCTTACCCATTACTGCCTGTTGTTTTTGTGTATTAGAAAATACACTCCAGGATTCTCCTGCTTCATTTTTAGCTGCTATTGCTAATTCTTCAAGTAATTCTATTAATGCGTCGGCTGGAGCTTGATCCATACCTTCTCTATAAAACTTAGGGTTATTCTTAAGTATTCGATAGATATTTTCAAGCCGCTTATTCCAAGATCTACCAAGGGCCGTCCAACGAGCACCTAACTTTTTAGATGTGTTTCTTGCCCAAAGATTGATTTGTGGTCTGGAAATTATACCCGAACTATGCGGCACCATCGTGAACAATGGCATATCAGGCCGCGCTCCCAAATCTGCCCACAATCTCACTGTAAGCTCGGGAATATTAGAAACACCTTCCCCTTCAGTTAAAACGACTATCTTACCATCCCTCGGATCTATAACTGCTTGTTTGCGCAATATTATTTTCAATGCTTCTATCAGCCCACCCGAGTCTGGAGACTGTAAACCTTGTCCTGTAGTAGGGTCTGGAACTAATCTAGCTTGAGCATCTACAAACCATTGAACAGGATCTTGTTGAGCTATCTTACGTACTGCTTCATCTTGCACTTCTGATGCCAACTCGTCTGCAAACCGAGTAAAGGCTTCTATAGCATCTTCAGTAACAGTTTTGGTGCGCCCTACCAGTTTGCCAGCTACGGAACCTACATGCTCCGTTAGTAACACTCGTACTCCAGGTATTTTAAGAAGACCTGCTTTCGGAATAGTCCATAATTTAGTACGGCTTGCAAATGAAAGTACACCTTTCAATAACTTGCCGGGGAATAAAACTGTTAGATCACCTAGCATTTCACCTACAAGCTCAGTTTCAAAATGTTCATGTCTTTGCTTTAAGTCATCAGTTTCTTGATAGCTCAGTGAACGTGGAGACAAACCCTCCATCGCTCTACGGGCGTTTATCTCCGCTAATACCTGAGCTTTATCTTTCATGTAATCATTTTTAGCATCAGGGTCATACATCCAAGTATATGAAAAATCACGCGCCTCATTCCATTTTTGGTCTAATTCTTCCTCAGACCAACCCTGAGTTCCAGGTACAAATATGCGCTTAAATTCTTTCCACCCCAACGAATCGTCACTGACAGGTTGTTGATTCCAGTTGGAAGCACGACCAAAGTCTGGGATATGTTCTATAAGAGAACTCAACCTTTCGCCTACATATTTCCATGAGCTTTCGTCTTCTTCCATGCCTGGAAAGTCTGGGGCCCAGATTTCTCCCGCCCGTTCCCAACGTCGCTCTACTGCCTGTAGTGCTCCTGCTGATTTCATTGCCAAGGATTCCCACATACTATCACTGCTGGATGTATCAGCTTTGCGAAACCCTCCAATAGCATACAATGGTGCAGCAATTGAGCCAGACGCGACTGTAATAAGTGTTCCAAATAAAGAGGCAAATCGATCTACACCTGCAGCCAACAACTCTGCTTGTTCTTGGCCTCTTTCCGAACTGGCGTGCATCAATCCAACCCATTGTTTGACTGGTCTAAATACTCTATCAATCGGATCAACAAGATATGTTTCCCACCACTCACGTTGTCGACCAGCTTCAAACGGTTTGCCTTCCGCAGTAGTGACCATGCGTGGTGTCACATCGTCAGCATACTCCCCTTCAAACAAACCTAACTGTCTGGTAGGTGCTCTAAGTCCTGCTTCGCGCAATGCGTCTTGTGACAATACTCCTGCTTCGACACGCACCTTATCAGGAACACCATCGGGGAATTCTTCATTGACTTTTTGTTGTGCCACTGCAGTAACTGTGTCGTACCCCTTTGCATAGGCTCCATCTGGTAAAACACGAGAGCCTGGTAACTCCACCTGTTTACCAACCATCTCTGCCAGGTCACGCCCTTTAATTCCAGCTTCGACTCCACGTAACACAAACCCATGAATCATGGGTGCATAAAACTTTATTTGGTTATCAGGCTCGGCCCGCCAATCATTATATTCTTTGACCGACATTACTTCATCGGGTTCAAGCTCTCCAGTTTCGCGCAATACTTGCTGTACATATGCTCTTTCAGATGCGCCCATACCAAACAAACCATACGCATCTCCATATATGTACTCTTCATTTCCGCCTGACCTGGCCTGAACAATCGCTGTTATAACAGCCGGAGATATCTCATCCGCTTGACCTTTATCAACAGACGCATGAATTTTCGGGTACCATGCAAACGCGCCATCATCTACAGGCTCTTCTACCGTCTGCATCTCTTCTTGAATTTCTTCTTGAGTTTTATCTAATAGGGATTTATCAGATAATGGAGGAGGTTCTTCCTCAATTTCTGGAGGTTGCGGTATTTGTACCGAAGCCGGGTCAACTATCTTGGTTGCAGGCGTAGCTTCTTTTTGTTCCTCAGTCTGATTAGTATGGCCTATTACCAGTTCAGTAAGGCTGCCTTGCCCTGCAACTTGTATAGGTCGCTCGGTAGGTCCTACTTCCTTTAAAACGTCAGTACCGGGAGCAGAGGCTATTCGTTGTTTTTTTAACGCGTGATCAATTACATCTGATGTTACAAGATCTTCTGGTCGTCCACCATTACTCATTCAATTGTTCCTAAGATCCAGATCCGCCGTATTCTTGCCTTCCGCCTTTGGTGTGGATATCTGCCCAGGCTGAGTCAAGATACGGAACATAAGGTTCAAGAATCATTGTTAGTAATTCGCCATATCCTGTAGCCCAGTTTTCCTTCAATGCTTCTGGATTGTTTGTGGCTTCTGCTTTAGCCATCATTCCATAAATTTCATCTTTATAGCTGTCCAATCTGGTTTGTCCCGGCTTGCCCGAAGCAGTCATTATTTGTAGTCTTTCTACAGATTGAAATAGCCAATCTAATTGCATAAGATTTGTTGCCGCAACAGTACCAGTCAGCCTGTCTTTGAGATAGTCTCTCAAATTGTTGATGGTTTGTTTTAAGTTTTGCCAACGCGGCGCTGCTCCTGGGCCCCACACTAGCTCTTCATGACTTTCCTCGCCATAATACAGAGAGCCTGGTAAGTCCAGATATCGATCCAACTCGCCCCCTACACCTAGGGCTAAATCAAAACCTATTCTCTTTTGATTGGCTTTACTTAAGAATGGAAGAATTGCGTTTTGTGTAGCTATATATATAGAATTAGGGCTAATATCTAAGGGAAGATAATCTATCCACCAGGAAGGACGTTCACCCGCTAATGGTAATTTGTCAGGCCCTATTGCGACTTCGCCTCTAAAATCAGGGACCAAGTTAGCCCACTCCATTGCTTTGCCTGACTGATTACCATCACTGCCAAACTGATTGTCGCCATTACCTAATGTGCCTGGCTCCGAAGGGGTGGTAATTGGGCTTGTAGGAACTTCAGGCCCACGCCCTGCTCCAGCAAGTTCTTCAGCAGTATAGTTATAATAAGCCCAGCCTGCATTCATCTGGTCTAATATATCTTGGTCGCTATAGCCATATTGAGATTTTAAAAGATCCACAGCCCATTCCCAAATGGCCGAATTGCCTTGATACACCATACGGTAAATTGAGCCCGCCTCTTCCGCCGCTTTGCCTTCCAAGTATGGTGGGTTCAGGTCTAGCTGGCCTCGGGGATTACCTTCCCAATCATGATCAGACCAAAAATGTTCCGCAAATGCATCGCCTAATGTCTCCAACGTGTAAGGATGTTGCCGTTTACTACCATCACCCAATCCAGCTATTTCTCGAATAATATAGTTCGCATCTAGGAAATCTTTTTGTTTGCTACCTTCTGGAGGTTTTGGATCGCCCGGTAACATATAAGTGTGCCTGGGTATTGGGTTGACTGGAAACTCTGTCTCTTCACTGCCTGGAGGACCGAATGGCCCTGTTATCACTACTGCTCCTGCTGTGGTTTCGTCTAAAGTTTCAGATACGTCGTGGCTATGCGTGTCATCTTTCGTTTTGCTTTGTTCTTCCCAATATTTTTCTTGAGCCCGTAATTCTTCTTCTGTAAGTAGACGTGAGGTCGCAGATGAGTCTCTCTTGGGCCGGTCCTCAAGTTCTTCGGCACGTTCCCCTTGAACCGCACCACTCAGATCAAATATGTCACCAAACAACCGACCAGGAGATATTGGGCCCCCCTGACCACCCAGAACAGCACCGCCAGCAATAGTATCTAATGTTCTTTTGGCATCTTCTGCTGTTTTAACGAGCCGATCATATTCGGCTTTATCTTCATGGCTTAATACTACTTCTACATTTGATCTTGTTATACCTGTGTCAGTGACATAAGTGCCTTTAAATTTTACATAGTTTTTATCATCAAATGCTGAAATCGGAATATCAGGATTAACTTCAGAAGCTCGTACTGTCATATAATCATGGACATCCACTCTATTGTCTCTTAAAAACCTAGATGCATCCGACCACGATTCTATTACTGTTTGTTCAGCATCTACTCTCACCGCTTCTGCTTCACTGCCTACACTCACTTTATCGAATAGACCGAAAGATGTTTCAAAAGTGCCATCGGGTTTTTGTACGAACAAATCTGTGTAGGGTGGTACCAATCGTGCTTCTCGAGCTTCGTCTAGTAGCTTTTTGTCAGCTAACAACTCATCGAATTCTTCTCGTGTAAGTGGGTCGGTGATAGTTGATGAAATCACAGGTGGATCCTCATCTTCGCGTAATCTCCCCGCCCAATCGCGCTCTGGATCAACCTCATGTCTAGATGTATCTGACAAATCCCTACCACCACCACGCATATCAGGTCTACTATAGCTATGTATTACTGCGTCATTCTTAATGGTGTATCCGCCAGGTAAAAACTTTCTATCAGCAGGATCATCAAAATCCTCCACCACAGGTGGTGTAGATGGTTTACGGTACCTGTCTTTTCGTGTGCCTCTATGTCCTCTAACATGTGTCATAATTAAACTCCTAGTCTAGGTGTCCCGCTCATCATAGACAACCATTCATTTGATTCCGATTCGCCGTATGTACGGTCTAGGTAGTCACGTTTCGCAGGAGTTAAGCTACTAAATGCGTTCCTTTCCCTTGGATATCTATTCATCACATTCCTCCACTGCTTATCAGCATCTCCGCCTAATCCATGCCATAACTTCATTACTTTGAACTGTCGATTATCTATAGCCATATTATCCCATTGGTACGCCTTGCATTGTATTCACTACTTTATATACATCTTCAGAGGGCTCTTGTCCGGCTGGTGCAAAGCCCTGTTCTTGTTGAGTTACTGCTCCTCTAACAGCAGAGGGTAAGCCCGGTGATTGCTCGGGTTTAGGACCTCCCGGTGCTGGGCCTCTTGGGCCTCCCTGACCTCCGCCTCCCTGTTCTAATCTTTCTAAAACCATACGTGCCGCTTCGTCACCCTCTCCAGCTAACTCCCTAAACAAGGACATCATCTGGTATTCCACCATCATGGGGTGCTTTCTTGCCATATCACGTAATATACGAGTAGTCTCCTGGTCCGGCTGCTGTATCCCGAGGTATTTCTCCATTCGAGTCTCAGCCGACAAGGTGTCTTTCGTTTGGGTAGCCATAGCAACCTTTCGGGTCTCATCATTGGGGAATTGTGGTTGCAACTGGAAGTTGACCCTAAATCCCATTGTATCTTGTCCGGTGAGCTCCTGGCTATATGGTGCACCAGCTTTGTCACCATATACTTCAACTGTATATTCAGGTGAAAAGTTACGAAGCAATGTAAGTGTCTTACGTGCCCATACTGCTAGTGACCGTTCTTGTTGCTTTTGCGGTTGTGTCAATCGTATTCGTCCAGCATCTCCCTGTTGTGATAATGCATAACCTGAAGCCGCACTTGGCCCCTCGCCATACATCACAGCCGGGAAAGATGCGTCTGCTATCTCGGTAGACACCATAGCCATCTGATCTTTGAAGTCAGGGGCTGTTCCGGGCCAAACCGGGAAAGCAATATCTTCACCTTCATTCAAGGTAACTACATCACCAAAAGCTGAGTCCACCTTGATAGGCCGTCCATCGCGTGTTCTAGCTATCAACGGCATATTAGCAAATACATTCAACAAACGAGTCTGGCGATTGATGCGCCATTCCAGCTCTTTCACCATTCCCATTACCGGCCTGAGAATAGAGTGACCCCAATCTTCCGGATTCACATGTCCTATTGGCTTGTAGAACATCAGAGTAATTGGTATCTCGCTATATCCTTCCATAATACGAGGGCCATCTAATAGACGACCATCAAATAAGGTTGCATTCTCAATCGCCCAACTACCATCTGGTAACTGAACCTCGCCCCAATAGTCAATAAAATCGCCTTTCTTGGTTTCTTTCTGCTTATCAGACATGCTAATGTATTTATCCATAGGGCCATACTCGCGCTCCATGTCATCAATACTACGCTCTATAGCGTAAAACACATGTTTCCATCTACCCAGTTTTCCACCTGGCTCAGGGAATAAATACTTTGCAGGAAGAACATTGATACATAAAGGAAGCTGGTCATAAATAGCACGCTGGGTTCCCTCTTCATCGGCCTCTACCCGTAAGGTTCCATCAAAGCTGTTGTCCCATACGGTCTTTAGACCGACTGCCCCATCCCGTACTTGATAGAATGTCCAGTCGTATCGTAGGTCAGTCTCCTGTCTTTCGGAGTTTATATAGATAACACCATCTAAGAACTGCTCTACCAAGCTGGCCTGCTTCTTAATGCTTTCGCTTTCTTCGGGCGAAACAGCCTGAATAGTCAGTGCATTTGCAGTTAATATACCTACAGCAAGGTCTACAACATTAGTAGCCTTAGTAAGGGTAATACGTTTTTCTCCAGGTAAAGACGCATCAGAATAATGTTCTAAATCATAGAACTGTTCATGTTCTTTTATACGTCCGTGCCACTTACTGCACTTTGCTTTAGCACGATAGAACTTCTCTAATAAATCGGCTTCCCTGCTCATTTGGTCGTCTGCCATATTAGTACTCCTATTGTACTACAAAATTGCCTATTCCTACCATTTCTAAGATTACGCGTACTCCTACTGTAGGGACCGTACATATTCTGGATTATCCCAAGACACCGCCCACTCATCCTCTGTCAAGCCATGTTCATATATCCCTTGTTTTTGTTCTTCCGCCTTTCTCTTCTCTTCCTGACCCTCCCAGGACCGCTTCCATTCCTCCCCCGTCAGGCCATGTTCATACGCCTCTTCCTCTTCCCTACTTATTGGCTCCTCCTGCGGCGGACTTACGGTAATCGCCGGGCCTTCATTGGACACCTGTTCTATATAATCTGCATGTCTCTTCGCCTCTGCCCTTTCTCTCTCCCATTTTTCCCGATCACCACCAAACAGCTCTCCTGCTGTACCAATCGGATTACCTTCGTCATCATATTGCATCACGTCCTTTTCTGTTTCCCAGGACTGCCCACGACCAAAGGGGTCCTCATATGCTATTTCTTCTTGGTCATCTTTCGTTTTGCTTTGTTCTTCCCAATATTCTTCTTCTGTAAGTCCGGTATCCGCTACCGTATCACCCATTATTTCGTCAAGCTCCTGATTCCACGCATCTGCTCCCGCTTCATCTATAGGGGCTATATAGCTACCGTCTTCAAATTGCCCCATATGATATCTTTGGTTGGCCCACTCTCCAAACGAAAGCTGAGTCAATCCTTCCGATAAATCGTGCTCATAATGAGCTCGTGTTCCCTCTCCCTCTTCTCCCTGATATAGCTGGACCACTCCATCTTCGCCACCGGCACCAATCTGAGCCCACGCTTCCTCTAAACTAGTACCTTCAGCAAACCCCGATGTTTCCAAATGCTGTTCCCAGGGCGACTTCCATTCCGTAGGCACAAACTCAGCAAATAGTTGATCAATAGCATCTTCATAGCTTAATCCGTGCGCTTCTGCCCACAATCTGATACCTTCTTGGTCTAAGTTCGTAAGCATCATAATTTCATATAATTTTGTATTTTTACCAGTAGTACCTACGTGTGGTGGTAAAGCTATATCAGGTCGTGTCTCTCCTTCGCCTGCACCACCTTCACCTGCACCACCTTCATCATCGCCGCCATAGCTATAGTCTACATTACCAGACATATCACCAAAATTAAAGGCAGACCACGGACCAGTACTGCTTTTAATTACTCTGTTTTGTTGTAATAAATGAGTATGATGAGCAATACGATTAGAGCGTGCGTCAAAACCCCCATCTCCTCCCACCATCGGCATTGCTAGATTACCTAAACTCCCGTCCACCGAAGATTCCGATTGCCCTGTAGCACTAGCTATTGCGGCTACGTCATTGCCATGCACAGCAGATGCCTTTCCTATTCCTGGTAATATTCCTGCTTCCCTGGATCCTGATGCGCGACCTAACATACCCACATCGGCAGGGTCAAAGATCATTTCTCCAGTTGGCGCAGGAGGAGCCATTTCTTCAATCCCAGGTGGCTGGTCTCCCCAATACACTTCTACTCTTTGCCTAGTAGTGCTCATTTCTTTGCTGCTCCACCTCGTTCCATTAATCCTATTTCTCTACCTATCTTAGAGTCTACAGCAATCACTATATCTTCATTGACCCACTGATAATAACTGTCACTAGGTATTGACCTGACTACCACTAAAGGACCGATCCACTTGCTTGTTAGCTGGCTTTTAATCCATACCTTCTTGCCTTCATCTTCTGGAGACCGCATTACGACATGACCTACAAAATCGTCCTTCCAAGCCCTATTGCCACTTTCTTTGAGCCTTTCTTCCAACTCTTGACCCATATCTTCATCAGCAACTATAGCATTACCAGCCGCATACATAGGAGTTTCCTCCTGGCTTTCCACACTAACAGGCACCCTATACTCACCTGTAGTGGTCTTGAACTGGTCAATAGAGTAACCAGCTTCTTCTAAGCCGTTTACGGTTATGTTCGCCACTTGCCTGTTGCCTTTATTTTGCCTGCATGCATTAATCCACTCTGTATACCTTGTTGGTATTTTTCTTGCCTCTCGGACAGACGTCCACCTGATTTAATCACTTGTTTAAACTTGTCAAACAAACTCCTGTCATCCCAGTTCTGTTCAGGATAGGTAATTGGTTGGGGATCACCGATTGTTTGTTCTATGGGTTGAAATCCCGTTTGAGACTCTTGGAACCTATTGAGGTCTCTCGATTCCCCTTGACCTGCCGGATGTGTTGGAATGGATGGAATTTCCGGCTGATACCCACTTGTAAACAAGTTGTGCATATGCTTCGGTACTTCTCTTAGGTATGTTTTGGTTTCACCTAGCCATTCTGGGAGATCCGTACCATATCTTTGAGCACGCCCAAAGCCCGCGTTATAGCCCACCAACACAAGCCCCAGGTCGCTGCTAAAATTGTTACTCAGATGACGCAACTCGTTAGTCCCAGCTTTAATATTTTCTTTAGGGTTGTACGGGTCTATTCGTACTCCGAGTATTTTTTCTATATCTTCGAGAGTCTCCGGCATTATTTGCATTACACCCATAGCACCTTCCTCGCTGTCCCTTGCCCCGTACATCACATCGGGTAGCCATGCACTTTCTTGTTGTGCAACTGCCGCAACAAGAACGGCACTTACATCTTCCTCTTGCGCCGCCTCCCATATCTCATTAGCGAACTCCAAATGCGCAATATATCCCCATTCGTTCTCATCAAACTCAGGAAAAGGATTTGTATTTATTTCTGGCATGATTAATTCCTAAACATTGCTGGTAAGGACTCTTCGTTCCATGCCGCAGGTACTGCACCATCGTCTGCGAAATTAGATGTTAGAGTCAAAGGCTTATCAATTATATAGGCCCCGTTAGTAATGGTGTGGTAAGCTGAGGCCGCTAACGATACCACAGAGTCTATCTTGGAGCTAGTTTTCTCTTTTGCTATCCTCCAGCCCCTCTTTTTC